GTTCTCCGGTGGTTTGGGCGGCGCCGCGGGTTTCTGCGGGTGCTGCGCCTGCGCCGCGGCGGCCTGCGCCTGCTGGACTTCCTGCTGTAACCCCTGAATGTGCTGGAGCATCGCCTGCCACACCGGCGGATTCTGCGTCTTGATCTTCTCGGCGTCCTCGGTTTTCAGCCAATTCGATTTCTTCGCCAGGTGCATCGGCTTGTTATCGAAGGGCTGCGATTGCTCGATGTCCTGCGGGGTCTGCGCTTTGCTCCACCGGTCGAGCTCGCGCGCGATCTGTTTGCGGTCGACGTCCATCGCGGGTTGGAAGTGCGCGAGGTCGTAGTCGCTGAGGATCTGTTCCTGCGCGTCGGGGTTGTGCGGGTCGATCGCCCCCATCTTGACCGCGTCCTGGAGTCGCAGCTGTTGAAGGAGTTGCGATTTCGGCCAGCCGGACGCCGGATTGACGTAGACGTCGACGCTACCGTGCAGGTCGGCCGCGGAGAATTGCTTGATGTCCCACTCGCCGTTCTGTCCGACGGAGCGCACAAGGCGCGCCGTCCACATCGACTGACGCGCCCACTGCAACAACTGGTACGCGAGCCGCTTCTCAAAGTCGATTTGTGCCCCGATCGGGGCGTTGAACGCGCGCATCCCGCTCTCTGACAACCGCTGCGCTTCGCCGAGCGTCGTGACGCCCTCGGCGTGCTGCCCCTCGAGGATGGCGTTGAGGCCGGAGAGTTCGTCAAATGCCTTGTCGTTGAGCTCGATCGCTCTGTAGAGGCCCTCCGGCGGGCTCGTGCCCTGGTCGGTGTGCGGCTTGTCGCCCGGCATGTTCGAGCGATACCGAATCTGCTGACCCGGGAGGCCGGTGATCTCGTCCTCGAGCGTGACGGTCGTCGGGACGTAGGTGCGCGGCGCCGCTTCGTGGAGCAGGATGAGCAGGAGCAGCGTGTCGAGGAGATTGCGCTGCCGCTGGCAGACCGCGAGGTCGTCCGCTGGCGGAATCCCGAACGGTGACGCCGGCGCCGGCACAAATTGCCGCAGCGCGATCGGCTTGATCGGCTGCCCCTGGTCGTCCTTGAGCGGCAGCGGGCCGGCGTCGATGATCTGGTCGTCGATCATGACCGCGTCGAGGCCCTCGGGGTAGACGCGGCCCTTCTCTTCGTCCGTGATCGGGTCGTGAATCAGCCGGTAGACGGTAACCGCGTCGACGGTGAGCGGCATCACGCCGCGCTCGGCCGCGTGCGGGCTCGAGATGTTGCGGACGGCGCTCGCGTACTGCGAATTGCTCGCCGTCGCGCTCACCTCGCCCTTGGCGTTGCGAATCTTGGCGGCTGCCTTCGGCCAGAGTTTGATCGCGTCCTCGCGTGACATCCACGTGTGCGTCAGGATGTAGGGGACCTTGTCCTCGCGACACTCGCGGGCGTTCGGCGGGAGCGAGAGCTCGAACCCCGGAATGACGCGCCCGCACATCTTGCCCTTGGGATACTTCACCCCCATCGGCTCGGCGGTCTGCGGGTTGAGGTACGGGCCGAGTTGGTCCTCCGGGGCGCCGCACTGCGGACACGTCTGCTCGCCGTCGTCGCCGGCTTGCTCCTCGACCTCCATCGGCATCCCGGTCCAGCCGCACTGCTGACACTGGACTGCGTCGATCTGCTCCGTGCCGTACTTCTCGTCGGTGTCGTACCACGTCTCATAGCCGACCCAGGACGTGAGCGTCGAGAGTAGGTTGATGACGTTGCGATCGGCTTCGTAGCCGCACTCATCGCGGAGCACCGGGAGCGCGTCGTCGACGACCTCCGCGGTCGCGCGTGACACCTCGTCGTCCTTCGCCGGTCGCCATTCCTGCGCCGGGCTCGACTGGTTGAGGATCGAGGTAATCCCGTCGATTTTCTTCCGGAATTTATTGATGGCGGACCGCGGCACTTCCGCCGGCAGGCCGTACTCGCTGTCGTTGGTGGGAATCGTGCGCCAGTAGTTGTCGACCTGGTCCCACGTCACCCAGTGGTTGTCCGGGCCACCGTGGTACATGAGGATGTTGAGCCAGTCCGCCTTGTCGCGGTCCATGCGCGCCTGGTCCTTGCGGACGTCGGCGATGCGGTCGGCGACGAAAATCCGCGTCTGCTCGCTGGCGTAGTCGACCTTGGCGGTCTTACCGTTCGACGGTTTCGATGGTGAGGCCATGGGTCTCAGGGCGCGCCGTGCGGTCGATGCCGGTCATGTTCCCCACGAGCGCCGCGACTTTGCCGAGTTGGGCACCGAGGCTGCGGCCCTGACTCGGCGGGTCGTTGTGCACCGGCGCAACGGCGTTCGGGTTGACCTGCCGGACGAGGGTCAGATCCGCGAGGCGGTCGTAGCGGTCGCGGAAGTATTTCGTCTGCTCGCGCTCCTCGCGCAATCGCTCCTCGAGGTCGGCGACGCGTTGCCGAAGCACGGCGTTGACGGTAAACCAGATCATTGCTTGTAGAAATCCTGGCGAATGGCCGCGATCATGCGCCGTGCGAGTTCGTCCTCGGTCTGCCACTGGTGGTACAGCTTGTGTTCAGCGACGGCACGGTCGTCGGGAATCTCCCACATGACTTTGTCGAGGGTGATCGAGACGCGCGCGCGCACGCCGCAGAACCGACACCGCGCTTTCCCATCGATGATGGCGGGCTCGCGCTCGTGCTTCCCCGTCGGCGAGTCCTTGCAGGAGGCAAGGCGGTCAGTCACGGTCGTTTACACTCCTCGCGTCGCGACAGCCGGCGAACACGAAACAGGTGTAGCCGAGCGCCGCGAGCCCAAGGCCACCGGTCACGAGCAGCACCTCGAACAGATGCGTCGTCGTCATACTCCCTCGTTTCGGGCGATGCGCCGCGCCTGCTCACAGGCCGCCTTGATGGTGTCGGCGAGTTTCCGACCGACGATCGCGACCTGGTCGTCCGGCCAGCCTTCAATCACCACGATCGGCAGTCCCATGAACTCGTCAGAGCTGACGAGCGAAGTGTCCGACGCGGAGGGTGCGGGGGGCTTCGCGAGGTTTGGGATGCGCGAGGCCGAAGAACGACGCGCGCTCACGCGAGACCTCGCGTTTCGGGAACGGTGGCCGTGAGGCGAGGAACGTCGACGCGTCGTCGTAGGCGTGGTCCTCTTGTTTCTTTTCGGCCGTGCCGTGCGCGATATCGTCCGGGTCGGTCGGATCCACCACGAGCGCCGGCAACGTGCGAATCAGATTCGGACACGCCGAGGTGACCTGCCAGTTCGGGAACCCGTCCGGGTGCACGTCGAGCGCGCCGATCGTCCGTTGCACGCGCGCCTTGCGACTCCCTGGACCTTTCGGCGCGAGTTGGACGTTCAGTCCCGCCGGCGCCAGAATCTCGTCGTAGACCTCGTACACCGACTTGGCGAGGCCATGCTCCATCCGCGAGCCGAACGGAATATCGCCGACGATGTAGGGCACCGGCCACGGCGACTCGCGTCGCTCGCGTTGCTCGGCCCACTCCTCGAGCATCCAGTCGCGGATTCGTTCCGCCTGCTGGGCGTCGCGCACCTTGGTCGCGTAGAACTCCTTGAACGTGACGATATGGCCGTCCGGCATCGCCGCGTGAAAGTGCACCGACCAGGGATTGCCGTAGCCGTAGTCCACCGAGCCGAACACGTTCACGCGCGCCGGCGGCCGCCAGTGGGCATCGGGGAGCACATGCCACGGCAGCACCGTCCCGGCCGACAACCCGGCGTCGAGCAGGTCCTCGTCCTGCGCCGTGACGAGTTTCTGCGCGCGCCACATGGTGAACATCTGCCCCTCGAAGACGTCCCAGTCGCCGTCCTCGGCCATCCGCCGTTGGACCTCGTTCGGGTTCGCGCGGATGCGTTGCACGTAGACCGGGTCGGCCAGCATCCCGGGGACGTTGTCCGTCATGAGGGACTGGATGAACTGCCGCGAGAGCGGCGCATCGTTCGGGAGGTCCGGATTCGGCACCGGGCGCCACAGCTCGCCAAACGCCGGCATCGGGCGATCGCCGAGCTCGACCGGTTCCGGCGCGATGTAGCGCCGCTTCAGCCAGGGACCGCCGCGGTTGCCCGGGTTCGCCGTCAACCGAATCTTGCAGGGGTAGCCGTGCGCCGACCGCACGCGCGAAAACAGGTAGAGCGCCATCTCCTCGAGGAACTGCTCGGCCTGGTCGATGACGAGCAAGATCCACTGCGAACTCTGGTACGTGTAGACGTCCTTCGGCGAGTCGCAGTAGCAGAAATGGAGAATGGACCCGTTGTAGAACTTCGCGCGCTTCTTCTGGTCGTTGTAGCGGGCGACGTGGCGCGGGACGTAGTTGAGAAACCGTTCGATGAGCGACTGCTCGAGCTCCTTGAGAGTCCGCCGAAACACGGCGACCTCGCACCGGGGGAACATCAGACAGGTCGCGATCGCCTCCTGAATCGCATATTCCGACTTGCCGCCGAAGTTCGCCCCGCCGTAGAGCAGTTCGTCGGCCTTCGACGCGTGCGCGAGCGCCTGTTTCGGGTTCGGGGGCGACGGCAGCCCCGTCCGCGCGTCGCGATAGCCGACGATATGGCGAGGACTGGTCGCCGCGGCAGGCATCAGACGTGTTGTCGGTCACAGCAGCGGCAATGCCCCGTCACACGCGGTTAAGGGTCGAGCCGAGGTAGTCGCTCGAACGCGCGGCGTTTCGGCCGGACGCGACGACCTCGAGGCCGGCCGCCTCGTCGCGTGGCTTCACGACGACGGTCGCCGGACCTGTAGTCGCTGAACTGTGACCGACGGCGTACTTCGGGCTTCGCCCCTGCGTCTTGCCCTTCCGTGGCGCCGCCGGTAATCCACATCCGCACGCGCACAGGCGTCGAGGCGTCTCGTCGCCCCCGACGGTTGTCGCGTGGATGACGAACGATGGACGCGGCGCGATCTGCTGCGCGACCTTCACGATTGCGGCGAGTGTGGCCTCGATTTCCTTCACGCGCTCGAGGCATTTGAGGCGTTCCTCGACAAGGTCTTGGATGTAGCGAGATGGGTCATCCGTCCGCGCTGGCATCGTGCGACGCGTGTATTTGCGCTTCTTCACGGCTGGTGCTCCGACACCGAGACCGCATCGATCACGGTCCGGTGACCGCCGTACTCACCCTCCGGTCGCGGAATGTTGATGATGATCTCGGGCCCACTGTCGCCGATGACGATCGGCATCTCGGGATCGGGGACCGCGACCTTGCCCCAGCCGCGCTCGAGCAGGATCTCGATAGCGCGCACGCTATCGCGCGGACGAATGAGGCGCGCGTTGAAATACTTCCGTTTCTCCTCTTTCGACCCGATGGCGAGCGCCGCGAGCGCCTCGAGGAGTTTGTGGCCGTCCTTCCCGAACTTCCGATGCAGATACGCCGTCAGTCCCTTCGGGCGCCCGGCGCCAGGGAGGCGCCCGCCGCCAGGCCGGAACGGTGGCGCGAGCGCCCCGCCATTGGGCTGCGGAATCAGGCCGGCGTGTCGTGTGGAGTCGAAGGGCATCCCTGCTGTGCAGTATCGGGCACAGCCGAGGGGTTTACTGCGTGGGCTGGACTACATGTGGTGCGGTTTTTCTTTGTTCAACGACTTCGATTGTCCAAAAGCGTCCTCCACATGCGAGGCAGACACGTCGGCGCCGATAGGCGCGCTTGTTTGGTTTCGAC